TGCATTATTTTTTTCTTTGGATACTTTCCAATATACCAAGCAGGAAATAAATAAGATGCAAATTCAGATTTAGTATGACGTGGAGGCATATTAATGATGAGCCTCTTTGCATCACCATCAGCTATATCTTGAAAAGACTCAGCAATAATTTGATGGTGCCCATAGTTTTTTGGGTCCTTTGTTTTTCTATAAATAAAATCTTGCCAAACTGTTTCCGCAAAAACTAAAAAATCATCTTGGCATAACTTGATCCACTGCAACTGCTTTTGCAGGATTAAATCTTTTATTTCGTCTTCTGTAAGGTTTTGAATATTCATACCGTTTGGGACCCTAGTATATTTATGTATATTGCTTTGTAAACCTCTTTGCACAGCAAAGCTGTGCCTTCAGGCGCGAACTCGGTTGGTCGTGTAGGATTTACAGGTCGTTGTAGATTGTGAGCCTTGCTCTACGATAGATACACCTATGGCGCAATCGCGCCATAGGTTTGTTTATTATTATTCTTCTGGTTGTTGTGGTGTCAGTTGTTGAACAAGTGTACTAAATTTCTCTAGTATGTTATTTCTAAACTCATCAACAATAGCATTACCATTGTTTTCTAATATGTGTTTCTCACACTCACCCATTAATAACTGAAACATTATTTCATAGTTGAGTTGTTTCTTTGCACCATTAGAAACCAACATATCTTTTAATTGAGTTGGCGATTTCTCGCCAACTCTCTCTGCTAATACATTAGCAATATTGATTAAACTATTATTGGGCATTGTTATCCCCTATTGCTTTGTATTCACTATATTCAATATCAGTAGTGAATTTATTATATAAATCGTTGTGTGCAATTTTAAAGTTTGCTGTCTCAAACTTTTTTCTTTTACGATTTATTTTTTGCAAACCAAAAGAATTACCATGTTCGTCTTGAACAATGATTAAGTTTTGATTTGTTCTATCAAAGCAATCAACAATGTTTTGTTTCATTGTGTCTAACTCTTTGGATAGTCTATTTGCTTTTAGCTTTAATTGAGCATAAGCAAGAACAACTTTTTTCTCTTCTTGCTTTAGCTTTTTTATTGCATTTGGCATTTTTACCTCTTTGTTAAGTTATACAAACTTATGTTTGCCCTCACTTCTTATATCTTATCAACTCCCATTACAAGAATTAATTTAACTTTTTTTCATTTTTTTTATTAAGCATATTATTAAGGGTATTAACATTTGGCTCAACCTCTAGTTGTGTTTCTAGTCCTTTAAGCATTTTGGTTATCATTTCTGTAAATTCGTCCTGCGCCTGTTGTCCAGTCTCTACTCTATTAAAACTTTTCTTTGCCAACCGAGAACGAGACGAGGCGACAAGGTCGCCTCGTTTCTTATCTTGTGAACTCATTACCAACTACACCAATATTCAACGACTTTCTTCTCGTTGATTGCCTGTTCACAAAATTTCAAGAATTTTATATCCTGCTCTTTGTACTCTTTAACGGATTCCTCTTGGAATTGTTGTCCCCAGAAGAAACCATCTTCGGCATGATAATCGGAAAAACCTTTCTCTATCTGTTCGGCTAACTCCTTACAAACTTCTTCCGTTATATAACAAGGTGCATCTTGGTCGCCATTAAAACCTAAATGTGCCAGATGCCCGTCTATCTTTTCAGCAGGGTTTTGTTCTGCCCATTTCTTCGCCATGAACTCTTGAAGTCTTGCGTGTTTTCTCCAAACAAAGATATTATTTTTTTCTCCGTAATCATCTTCGTTATAGTATTTCTCCCAATCTACTTTTGTTCCTCGTAGATGTGCGTGTTGGTCTAAACCCATATTTTCTCCTTTGTTAGTTTATCGCCTGTCTTATCTTATCCCACTATACAATGCAACACCTATCTTTTAGAATAATTCTAAACTAGAAATCAAACCCACACCTCTTGTACCAGAACTTCCAGCGCGCCAGTCCTTTACCCAGCAGTAGCTCCTGCGCTGGTGGGCTTCTCTTGGGAACGACATCGGCAAATAAGTTCTTTCTTGAACGAGCGACACCTGAACTGAAGTACGCTGCTGTACACCGATGAGCTTACTAATGAAGTTGCATTACCTTTTCGTTGACAAACGAGCGAGAATTAGTAAAGCCACGCACGCTTCTCCAGCTGCAGATGGGTCCGTCTAGATTCATCACCGTGCAGCTCACGCCAAGCTTCCAACGAGCACGAGAACCAGGATCCCAGTGATGGCCAAAACGGGACCGGGCCACATAAACAACAGCACAAGGTAAGCGAGACCTACCTCCATTACTCTTCCTCTTTCACGACAGACTCTGACCAGCTGTTACCATTTGCAATGCAGCGTGCCCCAGGTCCCCCAGTGAGGGCATATACTTTTCCTGCTTCAGGCTTGTCTTCCTTCACGGCATCTCCAGCTGCAGGATCCGCATCGCTCTTCTCACCATCATGTGTGTCATCATCCTCAGCTTCCGAGATTGAGTAGTACGGGCCACCATACATCTGCTCCTTAATGAATGCATCCACTACCAGTTCAGCTGCGTGCTCATCCGGTGCCTCGATTCCTTTTTCGAATGCTTTTTCAATGTGTTCACCTTCTTCACGAGGCGAGTCTAAATCAACGTTTACTATATACTTTGGCATTTGTTCTCCTTTGTTAGTTAACGGCCACCGAAGTTTACGCAGGGCGTTGTACAACTTATTACGAGTGTGCCAACCTGCTACCTCCTGACGTGACCGCAGACCTTAGATAAGATATCATGGGATAGATGTCAAGAGCTTTCTTTGAATTATTTCAGGAGAAGTTACCAGCTCCTGATGGTCATACTCACGCTTCTCCTGCAGACCCCTGTCTTTGAACGAGAACGAGATAATTCTTTCTTTAACCCTGAACGAGATTGGATCACGCTGCTGGTGCCAGTGCCGTTTCTTGCCCCCGCTAACTAACAAAGAGGGAAAGAAACGAGGGCGAGAAACGACACGAGCTTCGGTGTCCTGAAGTTACGCTGCACGGGCCAGTGCTCCAGCTGCAGGAGGGACCAGTGATGGTTACTAGACGAGAACGAGCGAGGTTTGTCAACGACAAACGAGATTCGGATCACGCTGCCTCCCGGAGAAGGCTCACCAGCTCTTCCTGGACCGTTGGCCATTTTAACGGGAACGAGAACGAGCGAGACGGCACCAGTGTGCGAGGGTCAGTAAACACGGACACCGGTCTGTAAAGTTTAAGAGACCTCTTCGAGAGGGTCTCTTTCAAGATAAAAACTATACCACCTGCCTTGATATATTTATTTATCCAAACCACTTGCCACTTATTAAGCTTAGGATAACTGAGTTGATCTGATTTTAATTCTATCCAAAATACACCCTGTTTATGTGCAGCATGTACATCAGGAATACCATTAATTGTAGTAGATTCTACGCGAGTTAAAAAGCATTCAGTCAGTCCTTTTTTAGTCCTTTGCCAAAGTAAACTTTCTTGATTTATATTACGTACCATTAAGTCAGTTTTTTAATATCTTTGATGACTGAGTTCGGTATTATTGTAGTATTACCTATTGACTCAATACTCTTACCATCATCTCCAAAAGAGTAATCACCAAACACTCTAGTAACACCTTTTGTTTGACTAAGCAAATGTCCTTTTGTAATACACGTAGCTAATTTTGCCTTTTTTATCTGCTCAAACGTAGACCAACTGCTGTCACTTACAATATCGTACCATTCTACAGAGACCATTGGATATTTTTCTATCTCTGTTTTTGTTTTTCTCGGTATGCTAATCTTTTTTCTCATCGATCTCTATTTTAATTATTCCAACAGATGTGAACATTGTAGAATTATGAACGTGATTGAAAACTTTTACCCACTCAGACCAACTAACCCTTTTCAATTTGTTCAACGTGTTCTGGCTCAACTTCAATCGTTTTGGCATTATAACCATCGATTTTTTTACTGAGCTCTTTGAGTTTACTTTCAAGTTCCTCACGTGACATACCCTCCAGACCTGTTATCCTTACTTCCTTCTTATCAATAAACGCACCAGCTAATTGTCCTGATCTATACTCTGCATTAATAGCTGCAGCATATTGATCTTTCTTCTCAGCCTTATCGGCAAGTCTATCTAATCTTTTAAATCTTCTAAGGTTGTCACCTTGATACATCTTGAGTTCTTTTTGAAATCTTTTGTCAAAATAATTAGCTACGTGAGGATTAACTTTTCTTGACAATAATCTTGAAGCAATAGAACCATAATCATTCTCATTTTTACAAACATAACCTGCACGTTTAAGAGCTTCAGCTTGAGTAATGCTACCCCAATCTTTTACATAAATTTCCACAAACATTTTTTGTTTGGGAGTAAGATCATCTTCTGTTCTAAGTTCTTTTTTCTTTAGTGCCATTATATTTCTCTTTCCAATATCTAGCTCTCTGCAGTAATCTAACTTGGTATTCTAAATCAGATATACCTAATAATTTTTTTATAAAATTTAACATTATCTAAGTTTAGCAAGATCTCTTTTTGTTAAATGTCTACCACCATGCATTTTAATTCCAAACTTGAGATCAGCTTTAGCATCTTTTCTTTTGCCCGCACCTTTTACTCCAGACTTCATAATTTCAACAATACTTCTACCACCAGCTTTTTTATAGGCCTTATAACCTTTAATTATTCCCTTGGTGAGTAATCCACCTAACAACATTTTTCTATACATATTTAGATACAATCCTTCTTAGGACTTTTGATTGTCCTGCGTGTGCTTTTGATGCTTTTCTGAGTTTAGTTGCAACATTCTTAAGAGCTGCAACATCCCCGCCCTTACGATAACCATTTTTTGTACCACCTTTCTTAAATCCTTTTACATTTTTCTTTCTCATAAATCTTCTTACACTTTCACTTATATCTCTTTGTATCTTTCGTCTATCTAATTTTGATACTAATGGTACTTGCATTGTTTTACCTGCTTTGTCAGATGCATATGCCTTACCAAAAATGACAGGGCCTTTGAATTTAGATTTTTCTCTTTTTGCTCTTTCAATCCTAGTGACTATTCTTCTTTTCAATCCAGGTTGTGCTTTGATATCAGCTTTTACAGTTAGTCTTGTACCTTTGATTTGTTTCTTCAGATCTGCTTTTTTTAAGTCATATGGGACAGTTGGTACTGCACCTTTAGTTTTTTTAGTTCTAGCAACTTCAGCTTTATGTTTTTTAAATAATTTACGAAAGGCCTCCTTGGCCATCTTTCTACCTTCTTTTGTGGCAGTGATCTGTACAAATTTTTTCATCATAATATTTTTATTATATAGATTATTTCAACTAAAAGTAAGTGTACTTAAAACTTCTGATTGCGTTCCCGCAAGAGGTGTCCCTGAGGGACACCAGAGGGACACCATAGGGACACCACTAAATCGTCCTTAAATCGTTGATATATATAAATAATATTACTTTAGGGACAGCAGGGACACCTGTTTTACCCCCAGGGGTACTTTTTATTAATCAAGTGTCTAGATAATCTATATAGTATAATTTTCCATTGTCCGGTGGCCTGTAATCCTGTATACTTATCAAGTGAATGCTAATTTCATTATCCCACGGGGTTCTTGGTCATTTTGGCTCTCGCTCTTTTTAAGTCCTCGTGGGACTAAATTTCATAGACCACCATGACTCAACTTTTTAATTTAACTTTAGTTATCTTAAGCATAATATTTCTTCTATCCTTACTATTATCCGCAGCTCTATAATCTCTATATAACCCACGATACCGGACCCACTCCTTCTGCAG